CTGCAACGAAATTGCGCCTGAATAAAACCAGGCAGATCAATGCGGCTCCTATGGAGTTCATTGTTTCTATGAACCAGTATTGTTTAGCTTTCAATGAGAGCTTTTATGATGCTGCTTTGAGCATTCCGTCAGTAGTTGGTCTTAGTCCTTTTTATCGTGGATGGAACGCAGTGTATCATAGGTTGAGCAAATTTGCTCAAGGTATGAGTGTAGATGTGAAGTCATATGACTCTCACATGTGCGCACTGTTATTACGATCGATAAGGGACATAAGAATCAATTTGAGCACTAACTTTACGCATGAAGACTACGAAAGGTTTGCAGTTTTGTATGATGAGATAATTAATACTTTGATGATCCTTCCTTCTGGCGAAATTTTGCAAAAATTTGCTGGAAATCCTTCTGGGTCACCAAATACGATTGTTGATAATACAATTTGCTTGTGGATTGTGGTATACTTTTCACTATTCTATTATGGAAATTTTACGATTGACTTAATAGAAAAACTTTTTGTGTTTGTCTTTGGCGGGGATGATAACACTTTCACTCTTTCTGATACAGTATCCAGTAAGCACGTTGGGTGGTGTTTGGAGCAAGGCTTTGGCCTTTTCGGTTGGACACTTAAGGGTGTTCTTGCCGAGCCGCTCCAAAAACTGCACTTCTTTTCAAACTCTTTCCATTTGTACCGTGGATTCCGTGTTCCTGTGCCTATTGAGCCAGAGAAACTAATGACTTCTCTAGCTTGTAAATACAAGAACACCGGTGCTGCTGAAACATTGCAGCGGGCTTGTGCTATTCGGATTTTGTGTCGGTATGATTATTCTTATTATAGTTTATTGACTGATTTTATTTTGTATATGATTGGTGAGTATGACCGTCTTCTTTTAAACGATTTAGACTGGAAGACTGCCAAGAAGTTATTTTTTTCTGATTCTCAGATTGATGATATCTATCTTGGTGGTCAAGAAAATTAAAGCGGCGACGGCCGCTTTAAAATTCTTTTCATACATACTATGCCTACGAAAAATAAATTAGTTCAATTAGCTCTTGGCAATCGCCAGAAAATAAGTTCTGCCGAGTTGAGTCGGCGGAGAGAACAGTCAAAGAGAGATCGAAGTAGAGCAGTAGGCAATGGTAACTATTTTAATAGTGAAACACTACGTGTTCTAAAGAGAGATTCTAAGTCCCCTGACGAGATGTTATCCATGAGAGTTATTGACCTTGATGGTCTTAACACGTTTCTTGAATCAGTAAATCACAAAGTTGATACACTGGGCA